GAACAAGACCCAAAAAATTCCGCGAACTCGAAGCAAAGGCGCAGAGAAGAGCAAATCGTAACGGCGTTACCTTTGGTAAGGCGAGCATAAGAAAAGGAAGCGTCAAGGCTGATAACTTCCTGGCGGCTACGGACAAGCTGAATGTAGCTAAGGCTGGAGCTCAGGGCAGCGACATAGCAAACAGACCAAGAGGCGTCACTGGTCCGGTAAGAAAAGCTGGTACTACAATTAGACCGGCTCTTCCAAAATCAGCAGCCAGAGCTCAGCAAAGGGCACGCAAGAGGGCTGTTGCTGGCGCAACCAGGGATTTGACAAATAAGGGAAGAACAGGAAGGCGATAAAAGTTCTCTGGCCCTCTAGGCCTTGAGAATCTTATTGTCGTGCTTGCCGAATCCTGAGTCCGGACCAACATCATCGAGGAAGTCCTCGTAGAAAACATGGTCATCTTCGCCAATATCTTCGCTAATGAGGAAGTCTTTTACTGAGCTGCATGGCTCGAGTGCTGCGATTATTCTTCCGTGCTCGTCTTTTCCAATAAAACTAATTCCAATGGAAGAAAGTGCTGAACTACTTATATCCCAAAGGTAATTAGCAAAGTCATCCATTGCCCCATCCTGGTCAAGGTCTTCCTGGTCTTCCTCGAAGTAAAAGAATAAAACCTTCATTATTCTTTCACCAATAGCCACAGCGACAGCTCTGCGTTCATCTTCCGTGCTGAAGTATTCAGAAATATTGAGTTCGAGGTTTTTATTCATAAAAGACAAACTACCCGATGCACTCTTTTGGCGCAACGGGTCAAGATATGTTGTGTTTTTTGGCAAATTCTTCCATTGATGCAAGAGGATTGAATTTGGCAACAATGCCTCCTTCTGAATTCCCTCCAATCACATGCATTCCAGCAACAGCCATGGTGAGGCACGCTATTTCCGTAAGGGAATCGACAAAATCATTGAACTCATCATCATCGTCGAGCCCATCTTCCTGGTCTCCAAAGAAGGCAAAGAGTATCTGCACAATGTGGTCGGTGATTTTTGTATTGGCCTCAATCCGTTCTTCTTCTGTAAAGAACTTGACCGGCTCAAAAGTGGAAGCATTACCCATTTCCTGAATCTACACCAGGAATAGAAGCTGGTCAACAAAATTGGCAATGCCACAAGGTGGTTAGGTGTTAAAATTTAACACACAGATTTTTCTATCTCTTGACGAGGTGTCATGATTGTTTCCCTCTCCGATATTCGAAACTACATGGACATCTCGCTGACCCAGCGACAGGAAGATGCTGCCACCCTTATCCTTGCAGGACTTCAAAGCGAGTTGGAAGCGTTTCTCAGGAGACCAATCGAGCCCCAGGAGTTCGTTGAGGAACACAGGCTGGACGCAATGCACACAGGCGTTCCAATGGGCACATTCCTTACTGCCAATGACAACGTGTATAACGAGTCGTTTACAACGTCAAGCCCGAGACAGAATGTAACCCAATACGCTGACCCGCCTCCGGCCATCTACTTCAAGAACACCCCTATTGTCTCCATTGAGGAAATAAAAGTGAAGCCTCTTTTCGGGACCGAGAGAGTTCTTGAAAATGAACTTGACTACGTTAGTAGGCCATATGGTATTGATTATTACTACGGCTACGCAGACGACCTGATTACCGTTACCTATACCGCCGGTCTAGATGGGGCAAATATCCCAGTTCTTAAGCTTCTAATACTCCGAGCAGCATCTCGTGAAATGCAGAATATGCACGACGATGTTGTTGGCGTAAAGGACCTAAATACCCGCAATACCGGTCCATTGATTACGGGATTTCTTGACTCAGAACTGTCATCCGTTCGCAAATACCGCAGGGTGCGTGTATAAGCGTGGCACGTAACAGAAACGCGAATATTGTCGTCAGGGTAACGGTCCATGCCGAGGACACAATAGAGCACCTCCAGGAGATGGAGGATAGGGCAAATAATATGCGCCCAGTTTTTGCTTGGGGAAAAAGAGAGCTAGAAAGGGCTTACTCTAACAACTTCACAAGCATGGGTGCTGAATCGGCAAGGGCGATGCTTCGTGGTGCGTGGCCCCCACTTGACCCGCAGTATGCATCATGGAAGCTTCGTAATCAGCCAACACCAATGATGATTGGACCAACTGCTTCTCTCTTTAGAAGCGTGGCCGACCTTGCTCAATCTCCGTCAAATATGACCGAAAATAGCGAAGCTACCTTCTTCGTTGATAACCCAATAGCCAAATTTCACCAGTATGGAACAGAGAACATGCCGGCCCGCAGGCTCGTGTTCACTCCAAGGGACTTTGATAATCAATTTGCAAACAAAGTGGCAAAATATGTCAGATACGGAAGTAGGGGTATATGAGCTCCGAAGCCCTGATGAATGGTTCGCATTTTGCAAAGCAATTTGTTACCGACTACCTAAAACAGGACATGCCGATTCGCCTCATAAGGTACAGAAACGGTTGGAACCTCGATAGCACGGCGCTTCCCGACCCGCAGCAGTACATCAGCTATGAGCCGCTGGCAATTGATGAATGGCCATCGATAATTACTGTGGCCCTGTCAATGAATAATATAAATAGAATCGGCTTTGACGGCCCGGACCCCCTTTACAGGGTTTCATACAACATGCGTACATACGTCTGGGTGCGAACAGAGACATCAGAGGGCGTCACGCTAATGCGAGACAGGCTGGTAACGGTCCTTCGCTCGGCCCTGCTTGACTACCCGTGCCTAAAGGCCTACGACTCACGTACATCATTTAAGGCAATGATTGACGAAGGAACAATCCGTGAAGAGTATTCAGATGTGACCCTTCTAAAGGGCGACAGAATGATGGCCGGTGCGTATGTCGGTTACACATTAAATCTTGACGAGGTTGTGACAAGAGTCGGTTTCGGAACTGTTTCAGAAATACAGTTGACAACTTTTTCCGTTGGCCCAAATCAGGAACTTGTCGAACCAGAACAATGATTATGGGCTTGGTAATAAAGTTAAATTCATAGTTGCACAAAATATTACTCACCCATCTGTACAATTGGAACGATACGGGAGTTAACCCAAAGCACGAATAGTGAGGTCCTATGCCTGGCTTAGTTATTTCAACTTCAGTGAGAACTGGCCCATCTTCAGCAACAATCCGCGAGTCATCACAGCTATTTGTCGTCGGCAAAGCCGAGCGCGGCCCATCAGATGAGCCAGTAATGGTTGAGAGCCTGGCTGAGTTTGAGTCGATTTTTGGTGGATATGTTTCGAACTCATACCTGCACCCGACCGTTGAGACATTCTTCGAAGAGGGCGGAACACGCGCTTACATTGGTCGCGTTGTTGGTCCGGCTGCAACCGTTGGCGAGATAACCCTTCAGTCAGCCAGCGCAGTTGACGTTATGACACTCACCGCAAACGGTGCTGGAGATTGGTCAGACAATCTTGAAGTCGAAGTTACACAGCCAACACCTGGCTCTACCTTTAAGGTTAACTTCTACTACAACAACTCGCTTGTTTACTCAACAGGAACGGTCACTAGCGCAACGCAGGCAGTTGGGCGAATCAACTCCTCAGCTGTTGCCACGCAGTATGCATCTGCAACTGTCGAGGACGACACGCTCATCCCCGCTGCCCTGGCCCCAGAAAACGGAGCTTTCACTGGTGGAGACGACGATGCGGCCAGCATTGTTGATGCTGACTATGTAACAGCACTTGACCTGTTCAACGATGCCCTCGGTTCTGGTGCGGTAGCGTGTCCAGAGAGTTCTGCCGGTGAAGTTGTTCAGGGTCTCGTTACCCATGCAAATACATACAGCAGAATTGCCCTCCTGTTCGGTGGTGAAAACGACGGTGCTGCAACGATTAAGGCTGCTGCACTCGACGTCCAGACTGAAGACCATGCAGAGCACGCTGCTTACTACTACCCATGGGTTGAGGTTCCAACAGGAACCCCTGGTGTAACCAGGTTCATCCCACCGGTTGGTTACGTAGCCGGCAAGAGAGCTCTTGCCCACAACCAGACTGGACCACATCTTCCAGCAGCTGGTCTCCTGTCTGTTGCGAGATTCGTCGTTGGTCTCAAGACGAGCATCAACAAGACGGTTGGCGATGACCTTGACGAGAACTACGTGAACGCAATCCGCGTGATTCAGAACACAATTCGAATCTACGGTGCTCGTTCCTGCTCTTCAGATACGGACAACTTCCGCTACATTACACAGCAGGACGTCATTAACTCAATTGTCACTGAGTGCTACCGCTCGATTGAAGACGTAGTGTTCAGCGCCATCGACGGCAGAAACACAATTTTCGCCAATGTTGAGTCGAGATTGCTTTCGATTCTCACAGTCATGCGCAACATTGGGGCCCTATACCCAGCATTCGATGCTAATGGTCGCCAGCTCGACCAGGGGTATACGGTCAGATGCGACGCTGCCCTAAACCCGGCTTCACAGCTTGCTACTGGCCTAGTAAAGGCCACAGTGGGCGTCCGTGTAAGCAGCGTTGGCGACAAGATTGAAATCGAAATCGTCAAGTCAAACCTGACCTCATCAGTGGTTTAATCGGAGGAAATAAGCAATGGCAAAAATTTCACAGAGACAAGTACTTGCGACAATCGTCCCAAGCGCATTCACTGACAACGCCAAGCAGCAGACAAACGTACAGGTCAACCTGCCGAAGTGGAATGACTTCCGCTTTGCTCAGGTATCCGGTGGCGAAATAACTGCTTCCGTGGAAAAGATTTACGAGGGCGGCAAGGCGCGCCCGACCGTGCTCTGTGCTCCATCCGAAATTGGTGACATCACCTTGACAGCCCACTATGACGACGACTTCACGGCAGCTGATACTGCCGCTGGCATCGGAGAGAAGCTGCAGAAACTGCGCCGTTACGTAGGTGTTGCCTACTATAACGTTACAGTATCTGTTTACGACTGTGACATCAAGTCCCCAACCAATGACCGCGTTTACACAAACGCCCTTTTGGTGGGACTCACCGAGCCAGAGGGTGACTCCTCGTCTGGTGCACCGGCGACATTCGCTCTGACCTTCGCAATTTCTGACGTAGACGCAGCGTCTAACTAATAAAGTTGCGCCTACGGCGCACGTCACTGTGATAGGTTCGTTCACATGAGCGATAACGCATTTTTCACAGTAGAAGACGGCAACGAGGACGCTAAGGCCCCCAAGAAGGGTCGCGAATCCGGCAAGACCCAAGAGGAGACGCAGCTTCAGAAACTTCGTGGAGTTGTCAGCAAAAAGGTCGAAAGACCAATTGTTTTGCTGCCAGTACCGGAGCGACCCGGCGTCAGCTTGAAGGTAAGCCCCAACATCACTCAGTCCCAGATGAAGAACTGGCGTAAAAATGCCGGTGAGGACTCAAGAAATGGTCTCGATGCCACCAAGTTTGCGTGCCTAGTTATTGGACACACCACAATCGGAATCTACATGGATGACGAAGAGGTTTTCGACGATAACGGCTACCAGATGAATTTTGCTCATCCACAGATTCTTGACATGACTGAGACAACGAGACCAGTTCCCGACGCTGTTCGTGCACTCTTCGGCGTCGACCCACACGTGGAGTCAGCTGCCTTGGCAATCCTTGACGCTGCTGGCTACTCAGACACGGTAGCGGCGGTGGACCCTACGAAGGAATCTTCGACGAACTAGCCGAAGATTCCTACATTAAATCAGCAGCAAGACTTGGGGAACTCTTTAACGTCAATCCGCTTGAACTGCTGAATGTAGACGACACTGACTGGATGATACTGATGGCTTGTGCTACAGTTATTAGTAACGACCGCGAAGAGCAAGAGCGAAAGTCGAAGACTAAGAAGGCCTAGATTTCGGGCTTCATAGCTCGGCCGCCCTTACACTCACGTGAATTAAAAACTCACCTGGAGACGTAATGGCCGACGAAGTAGTCAGCATAAAACTTAAGGTAGAAGCCCACGACAGGCAGCTCACTCAAGTTATTGCCAAACTCAAGGCGCTTGAGGCTGTAGAAAAACGTCTTGCCAGCGGTTCGCGAATGCAGAACTTCGCTAGAAATCAGAGCGGTGCCCTGAACAGTATGACGAAGGGCTGGAAACGCCACTTTGACATGGTTGATGCTGGCATAAAGATGATGGGCAAAGGCCTAACTGGCTTCCTTAAACTCGCCATCAAGGGTGTCATTCTAGAAATGGGCCTACTTGCCGCGTCAATGATTGCAGTTCACGCGGCCTTTGTGGCTGGTCAACTAATAATGAAAGCCTATAAAGGAGCCATGCAGCTGGTGGCTGGAGCAGCTGCTGGAACGGTAGTTGCACTAGCGGCGGTATCATCCGCCATCAGAGAGCAACAGGCCGCCATATACGCATACAGAGGCAAGGGGGCCAAGGAGTTCGGCTCAGCAATGAGTCAGACCAGAATGGCCATGAGGTCACTTCAGGCAGACGCAGGGCTAGCAACGCTTGGTGTAGAAGCACTTAACGAAGCGTACGGCGTTATGTCCACCACCATGAATTCACGTCAGATTGCTGGAAGCACTGGCGCGATAAAAGCGTTGATGGACTTTGGCTCAGCTGGACAGGACCCGGCGAAGGGCCTTCAGTCTGTTGCCTCTGTTATTGCAGCCCTTAATGACCCAAAGAAGGGCATGTCTGCGGTTAGGGCTGAAGCCAAGAAGCTTGGCCCAGAAATGGAAAAAGCCCTTAAGGCTGCGAACGTGCAGACAAAAGAACAATTTTCTCAACTTCTTTACTCTGGTGAACTTGCAAAACTTGGCGGAGTTCAGGGTCAGTTTGGGGCAATCAATAGCACGCTCATTGCTCAGCTCAAGTCGTACATGACCCAGATTAGAACCGTATTTGCCGACTATGGCGACCAGTTCCTGGAGCCACTAAAGGTTGCATTCCAAGACATATTCCATATTCTCAAGCGTGACATAGCTCGAATAATGGGCGCAGTTCAGTTAACCATCGGAACGGATGGATATATCGACGGATTTGTATCCATGATTGATAAAACATCAAACTTCATGGTCAAGCTTGTTCGAGAACACCTGCCAAATGCTGTCGGAATGTTTGAACGCATCGGCAATTGGATGGAGAACTTTAAACGTGGGTGGAACGACGTTCTCGACTACTTGCGACCACTGATTGATGGCGCTCGAGTTTTATATAAGATGCTTAATCCTATTTGGGAGGCCATAAAGGGTGGAGTTGACAACCTTTTCTTAATGAAGGACCTCCTTATCGACAACGCAGACACCGTTGAAGAATTTGGAGAAAGAATTGGCGGATTCATAACGGCATTATCAGAACTAATGATGAACATGAAGAAAATATTCTTTGATGTTTTGCCATTGATTAATGATGTAATTGCTGGAATAACGCAAGTCTTTAAGATGATTTCTGGGCTACTAACTAGTGGTGCTGGTGGTGGCTTGGTAAAAGCTCTGGCACCACTATTGGCATTTTCCGTAATCGGTCGTGGGATGCAGAACGTAAAAGGTCGCTTGATGCCTGGTTCTACACCATTTAACAACCCAAATACAATGAACGTTCAAGCTGGGGTTGTAAACATAGCCGGACCAGGTGGAGCCGTTGGAGGGGCAGGGCTATCATCAGGTCGCACTGGTGCTGGGGCTGGTGGCGCTGGAAGACTCGCGAGCGGTGCAACATATGGACCAGCACTGCCCCCGGGCTCAATGCGACTGCGTGACTTGAAAAATCAAGCCGGCATGCGAATGGGTGCATTAATGCGTGAGGGTATTGGGGCAGCTACTCGCAATATGAACCATGCGAGCATAATTGCTGGTGGTAATGCAACCATTGCTGGTAGGCCTGGATTTTTATCTACACTCGCGGGCGGTAATCGCGGCATAGGAATGAGTTATGCAGACTCCCTCGGCATGACGCCATTTGAAAGAGGTCAAAGGACAGCTACTGATTACCAAAGACGTGAAGACCTAATGCAGGGCGCAAGAAACTCCCTATCTAATGCAAAAACCCGCGCCAAGCAAGCAGCGGAAATCGCAAATTATAGAGCTCGTCAAGGCTTTGGCGCATTCAGAGGAATGATGGGATATGCGGGCAGTGGCGCATGGGACGAAAGCATGGGTGCCTATAAGGATGTATCTGCTGAAAGATTCAAACTGCGCAACAACCTAAATATGAATCTTGGTCGCGAATATATTGACCCTGAAACTGGCGCTGTTGTGCCAGCCGGTGGTGGGCAATCATCTGCTGGAAGACTAACCAGGGCAAGACTAATAATGCGTGAAAAGCTTGACCAGAATCGAATCACTAGAAGCAGTACAAAATTTGGTGCTGGTGTTGGAAAATTCCAAAACAGCATGGGCGGCAGAATGGGTACGTCTCTAGGTCTTGCAGCTGCTAGCCAATTTGCGCCTCAAGAGATGCAGGGAGCAATGGCCCTCGGTGGAATGGTTGGACAGTTTAACCCACTTGCTGGAATAGGTGTTGCCGGAATCGGTGGAGCACTTAGCTCAAGAAGCGCTGGAGCTGGTGCATTATCTGGAGCTGCTGGCGGTGCGGCCATTGGTGCAATGTTTGGACCATGGGGTGCCGCAATAGGTGGTGGAATTGGTTTGGTTGTTGGGGGAATAGTTGGGGCAGTAAATAAGGGAAGATATCAGCTATCACAGGCCAGAAAAGCCGCAGAAAGTTCTTTCAATACCCTCTATGAGGGAGTAGCAAAAGAATCATCAAAGAAGTTTACGGAATTCCAGCAGATAATCAGCTCTGGCGGAACAATAGAACCAGGAACAATTGGTGCTTTCCAGAATCAAGCGCAAGATGTTGGTTTAAGACAAAAAAGACTAATTGACTTCATGGATTCTCAACTTGGTCCTACTAGTCAACCAACGGCGGACCAAGTTATTCCAATGCTTGAAGAGTTGTACAGAAATCAAGGAAACTTTGGCATCACGATAACCGCTGATGAAATGAAGGACATGAGCAAGAGTACGCAAACAGCGTTAGTCGGGCTCGAGAAATACGGAACAATGGCTCTTGAAGCAGAAAAGCCTCTAGAAGCAATACAGAACCAAACTACTGCCCGCATGGAAATGCTGACAAAAATGACTGGAAAAACTGTTCCAGAGCTAGAGGTTATGGCCCAAGAAATAGGTTATAACCTTTATGATGCAACAGTTGATTTTAATCAAGTAGTAAAAGAGCTTGGTGCATCTGTTCTCAAAACAGGCAATCAATTTAAATTCGCGATGCAGGACGTATTTCTGGCTGGTTCCGAACCTTTTAGGAAATCAATAGAGCAGCGAGAGGGTGAATCGGCCGTAAACCAGTCAGCAGCTGCTCTTCAAGCAGTTTTAACAAGTGGAGCAAGTACAGAAGAAAAGAACATTAAGCTTGAACAGACGATGGCGGACTTCTTCCCACAGATGCTAGCTGCATCAGGTGGGGACCCAATAGCTGCGTATCTAAGCACTCAGGCAATGTTTGGACAGGGCCCGAAGGGTGGGGCATTTGCCGAAGGTGCAACATACGCCGGACAAGGCGAATTCTTTGCCCAAAATACAGCCTTCCAAGGGATGCTCACGCAGCAGAAAGAGGCAATGCCAAAACTTGCTGCCGAACAGCTGTCGGCATATGTTTACAGTAAAACTGGTCAAGCAGTAGATGTCGGAACGCTTATTCCGGCCATCGGAAAAATGACCGCTGAGCAACAGAATAAACTGTTGACTGATTTGTCAACGCTTGACCAGAACACGCTCGTTCAGACCGGCACGTCACCGTTTGATATGACGGAGACAAATGCACTTAAAGGCATTACAGCATATAGCGGAGACACGCAAATACAAGATGTTCTATCTGGACTTGGGATTACCGGTGCTGGGTTGGTTAAAGCTGGAGAGGAAGTAAATATCGTTTCTGATGCTATAGCTAATTTATATGACCCAATGGATAAACTTGGTACAAGTACCGAAGCGCTAAAAACGCAGACCGAAAAACTCAATGAAAACTTCGGTAAATATTTTACTGGTAATGTTCCAGAGGAAAAGAAGGACACATCCTCTCCGCGCGGCGGGCGTATTGGCGACACAACAACATCACGACTAAGCCAGACCATGGGCCGCCATGCAATGCTTGATTCGCAGCTGACTGGTAAGCGGACAATAACCTCAGCATTTAGAACATGGGGCCTTGGTTCACCAAGTTCCGACCACGTTACGGGTCGAGCCTATGACCTGGTTGGCCAAAATCTCGGCCAGTACTC